GAATATGGCGCTCGTGTTGATTCTCAACATGAACAAGCAAAGAAGCTTTTAAAAGAAGCTCGTGAGCTTGGAGATTTTGAAAAAGAGGTAGAGGCACAAGACTTAATCGCTCGTTTAGCTGTAGAAAAAGAGCGTGTTCGTGTTCAAAAAGCTCGTCAGGAGCAGGCACAGCAACAACCTCAAGAGACTCAGGAAGCTCAAGCGCCACAACAACAAAGGCCACAAAAAACTGAGGATTTAGATCCAAAGTTACAAACTTGGATGAGCAAGAACGAATCTTGGTTTGGTAAAGATATGGTTATGACTAGAGGCGCTCAGGCGATTCACGAAATTCTAGTAGGCATGGAAGGCTTTGATCCTACCAGTGATGAGTATTATTCGGAAATAGATAAGAGGATGCGTGTAGAGTTTCCTCATAAGTTTCAGTCGCAGCGGCAAAACGCCCAAGCAGTTGCGCCTGCGTCCTCTGGACGGTCTGTGAAATCAGGGCGGAAAAAAACGGTGGAATTAACACCAGGTCAAGTGGCTTTCGCTAACAAGATGAAAATTCCTCTTGAGCGGTACGCAAAAGAAGTCGCTAAATTAAACTCAAGGAGTGCATAATGGTTGATCGCACAAGTAGGGATTCGCAAACCCGTGAAAAAAAAGCGAGAGTGGAAACTTGGCGACCACCATCCACGCTTGAGGCTCCAGAACCGCCAGTTGGCTTTAAACACCGCTGGATTCGTGAGTCGGTTATGGAGTATGACGACAAAAACAACGTCCATAAGCGCCGCCGTGAAGGTTGGGAGCTTGTACGGGCGGAGGATTACCCTGATTTCGATGCACCTGTCATTGACGAAGGTAAAAACGCTGGCGTGATCGGCGTAGGTGGTTTGGTTCTTGCTCGAATACCTGAAGAGATTGTGGAACAGCGTGATGCACATTACCGTAGTGTCACAGATAATCAAATGAATGCTGTAGATAGAGATTGGATGCGTGAATCAAATTCAGCTATGCCAAAACTCGCCCCACAGCGATCAAGTAAAGTAACTTTTGGCTCAAGGGGCCAAAATTAACCTCATAAGGAGAGTTCAAGATGGCTAATAAAGACGCCTCTTTTGGTCTACGTCCTGCACGGATGATGAACGGCTCTGCTTTCATGAACCAACAAAACCGTTATCGTATTGCTTCTGGTGATAGCACAGCTATTTTCCAGGGTGATTTGGTAGAAGCCTTAACTGCTGGCGTTATCGCTCGCATGGCTGCTGGAGATGGTGGATTTGTTCTTGGTGTGTTCAATGGATGCCGTTACACAGACCCTACAACTGGGAAGGAAACCTTCTCAAACAGCTACCCTGGTTCAATTGCAGCTTCAGACATTGAGGCTTTCATAATTGATTCACCAGACGTAGTTTACGAAATTCAAGCAGACGACACATTCCCTGTGGCTGACCTGTTTGGTAATTTCGACATCGTTGACCAATCACCTGTAGGCGATACAAGTTCAGGCATTTCTCGCATGGAGCTTGATGTCACTACTGGCGCAACAACTGCAACACTGCCTCTGAAAGCGATTGACATTTCGCAAGACCCAGAGAACAGCGATGTAGCAAGCGCTAATACAAATGTGATGGTCGTTATCAACAACCACTTGCTGTCCGCTGGCACAACTGGCTTGGCATAAGGAGACTAGATAATGGCTATTTCAAGAGCGCAACTAGTTAAAGAACTAGAGCCAGGCCTGAACGCCTTGTTCGGCATGGAATACGACCGCTACGATGCGGAACACGCAGAAATCTACGACACCGAATCATCAGACCGTGCGTTTGAAGAAGAGGTGATGCTCGTAGGTTTTGGTAACGCCCAGACCAAAGCAGAAGGTGCAGGTGTTTCTTTCGACAGCGCTTCAGAAGCATACACAGCACGTTATACCCATGAGACAATCTCATTGGCATTCGCGCTGACTGAAGAAGCAATGGAAGATAACTTGTATGATCGCCTTGGCGCTCGTTACACAAGAGCATTGGCACGTTCAATGGCACACACAAAGCAGGTAAAAGCGGCTGCAACGCTAAATAATGCGTTTGATAGCAGCTTTACTGGTGGTGACGGTAAGGAGCTTTGTGCTACTGACCATCCACTAGCTGGTGGTGGTACATTCCGCAACGAGCCTTCAACTGCCGCTGACCTTAACGAAACATCACTTGAGAATGCCTTAATTGACATCTCAACTTTCGTTGATGAGCGGAACATGATCATTGCATTGCGTGGCACAAAGATGATTGTTCCACCACAGCTTCAGTTTGTTGCTGATCGTCTGCTTGAGTCTACACTGCGTGTAGGCACAGCCGATAATGACATAAACGCAATCAACAACATGGGTATGTTGCCAGAGGGTTACACTGTTAACCACTTCTTAACAGACCCAGATGCGTTTTTCATTAAGACAGATGCGCCAAACGGCTTTAAGCACTTTGAGCGTACCCCAATGTCTACTGGCATGGAAGCTGACTTTGATTCAGGAAACATGAGGTTTAAAGCTCGTGAGCGTTACAGCTTTGGCTTTTCAGACCCTCGTGCAGTGTTTGGCTCACCAGGAGCATAACACGAACAAATGTTCTAAAAGGGCGGCTTCCATGTCGCCCTTTTTTATTGTATAGTTAACCATCCCTGACAGTCGTATAGTGCGACTGACACTAGCCACGACAGGAGATTAAATTGGCTAACACTACTTTTAACGGTCCCGTCCGTTCAGAAAACGGGTTTAAAAACGTCATTAAAAGCGCCACAACTGGTGAGCTTACCAGTGAAATGACTCTTTCTGTTTATACCGCGACTGTAACAGTTGCTAACGGTGCTACAACAGGAAAAGAATCATCTATTGGTATTCCGTCAAACTTTATTCCAATGGGCGTTATGATTGCTGTAACTGGCGCAGCTTCTAATGCTGTTAACCTTGTTGATATCGGCACAGATGCTGATACAGACGGATTTGTTGACGGTATTACTGCCGCAGTAAACTCAACAGGATTTAAAGGGTTCTTCCCTTGTAATGGTGTGCTAGGTATGTCTGGTGGAGCAACCACCGCTGCTACAGCCACCGCAGATGAGGTTGAGGTTGTAGTTTCTGGTGATCCAGGTGCTGACACAACAATAGTGATGAAGTTCATAGGCATTTCTAGCTCATCAGACGCTTCGTAGGAGGCTATTATGGCTGGTCCAGTAAAAGCCTTTAATCATGCACAAGGAGCATCTGCCGCAGTTGTTGGCCCTGCAAGGTCGAGAATACGTCAGATTGTGATATTTGCTGATGCAGCAGGCGCTTTCACAATAAAGAATGGAAGTGCTAGTGGAGAGGTTTTAATTACGCAAACTTTTCCTACAGGGCTTCATCATCTAAATATCCCTGATGATGGTATTATAGCTACTGACGGCGCATTTGTTGCAGCGTTTACAGGCTCTAGTAATCAGTTGACAATATTCTTGTCATAAGGAGTTGGCTATGGCTCGTAAAAGAGACAAGCAGCCGCCTAAAACAAAAAAGTATTTCCGCCCCACAAAGAAAGGGGCGGGAATGACTAAGGCTGGTGTTGCTCGTTATAGACGAGAAAACCCTGGTTCTAAACTTAAAACCGCAGTAACTGGTAAAGTTAAAAAAGGATCTGCTGCCGCTAAAAGGCGTAAATCTTTTTGCGCTAGAAGCGCAGGTCAAATGAAAAAGTTTCCTAAAGCGGCAAAAAATCCTAATAGCCGTTTACGCCAAGCAAGGCGGAGGTGGAAGTGTTAAATTTCAATACCTTAATTAGTGGTGCTACTTTAGCTTTTATTGGCTGGATAGCTTTTTCTGTTGTTGAGTTAAAAACAGAAACTGCCGTGATATCTGTTAAGGTAGACCAAAATCATAAGCTTTTAGCAGAACTTTGGGATTTCTATTTACAGGAGAGGGTCAATGCCGATATCGCGTGGACAACTCGCAAGCCAAATTTCCAAACCTCCACAAAAGAAAAAGTGGAGCAAGAAGCGAAAAGCTAAAATAAACTGTAAACGTCCTAAAGGGTTTAGTCAAAAAGCATATTGCGCTGGCAAAAAGAAGAGAAAAAAATGAACAAAAACAAAAGGGCAAAGTTAAAAAAAGTCGCAAAGGGCTTAACAAAAGCTTCAAAAACTCATGCAAAACAGGCTAAAGCTATAAAAAGTGTGTTAAATGGCAAAAAGAAAAGATCCTAAAGTAGGCACAGGCAAAAAACCAAAAGGAAGCGGGAGAAGACTTTATACCGATGAAAACCCGAAAGACACTGTATCTATAAAGTTTGCAACTCCTGCTGATGCCAGGGCTACAGTTTCTAAGGTTAAAAAGATAAACAAACCATTTGCTAGAAAGATACAAATACTTACAGTTGGTGAGCAAAGAGCCAAAGTTATGGGCAAAACGCAAGTGGCAAGTATATTCAAAAAAGGTAAAGACAGTTTAAGAAAGGCTAGAAAAAATGCAAAAACGTAGCGGAACACCAAAAGGCCTTACTTATTTTAGGAAGGGTGGGGCGGCTTCTAAAAAGTCAAAAGGTAGTAAAATATGTCCAGAGGGTAAAGCTTGGGCAAAACGTACCTTTGATACATATCCAAGTGCATATGCTAATCTTGCCGCATCAAAGTATTGCAAAGACCCCAACTATGCTAAAAAGTCTAAGGGTGGCAAAAGAAAGGGTAAGTAATGGGGGAGCTTAAAAAATGGCTAAAACAAAATTGGGTTCGCATTGGTACTGATGGAAGTATCAAGGGTAAATGCGGCACATCTAAAGACAAAAAAAACCCAGACCGCTGCCTACCAGCTTCAAAAGCTAGAAGCCTCTCAAAAGCTG